CCCCGGGAGCGCCGGTCAAACCGGCCCTACCGGCGCCCCCGGGGCGCCTGGCGCAGACGGCAAGGACGGGAAGGACGGCGCAACGGGACCGGCTGGTCCTGCCGGACCTGCTGGGCAGGACGGCAAGAACGGAACCAACGGGACTGACGGCAAGGACGGGGAGGACGGTGCCCCTCCGGCGGGCTGGACTTACACCGACCCGACCGGCCAGTCCTACACCTGTGCACCCGTGAGCGACTTCGACCCGAACACGCCCCGCTACGCGTGCACCGCCGATACGGTGGCCCCGCCGGTCGCCTCCAGCGCGGCTTTCCGGACTGCTGAGGGCTCCTCAACTCCCTCGCACCACCAGGACATGCCGATGATGATGTCTGTGGCATATGCGATCGTTTCCGAGAGGAAGCGCCTGTAGAAACGGGGTGCCCATGGCTACGCAGCCCACCAGCCCCTCCCAGAACACCGGCCTGATCGTCCTGGTCGTCGGTATTTTCATGGTAATCATCGCCTTCGTGGCCGTCACCTACTTCAACGGCGGCAAGCTCGACACCATCAAGAACACCCAGACCAAGAACTCCCAGGTCGGCAAGGTCGAACGCAGCAATCTCACCGACATCACCTGCGCTTTGTGGCGTTCCATCGGCGACCCCGCCAAGGTCGATCCGACCCTGCGCGCCGAGGTGGAGTCCGTCTGCTCCGGCCAGAGCGCCACCCCCAGTCCGTGACCCTCCTGTTCGAGTCTTTCCGAGCCCTTTGAAGAGGTGAGGAGACCTGCCGAGAGGACCGTCATGACCGTCAGCGGGATCGACATCTCGTCATACCAGAACGAGACCTACAGCACCGCCGGGCTCGGCTTCGTGCTGATCAAGGTCACCGAGGGCACCGGCTACCTCAACCCCAAGTACGCCGCGCAGCTCGCCCACGCCAGGGCCGCGAACGTGGTCCCGGGCCACTACCACTTCGTGCGGCCCGGCGACATGACCGTGCAGGCCGACTACTTCCTCAAGCACGCCACGGTCAAGGCCGGGGACATCCTCGCCTTCGACTGGGAGGACACCGGCGTCACCGGAGCGCAGAAGGACGCTTGGATCAAGTACGTCCAGGGCAAGATGCCGCATAACTGCGTGATCTTGTACTGCAACAAGGATTTCTGGCTCAACCGCGACAAGACGTCCTTCGCGGGGGACGGCCTGTGGATCGCGGACCCGAATGCGGTGGCCGGGAAGCCCGGCATCCAGCACGCCTGGGTGATGCACCAGTACTCCGAGGCCGGGGGCCTGGACCACGACGTCGCCAACTTCGCCTCCGTCGCGGCCCTGAAGATCTGGGCCGCCAAGGGCACCACCACGACCACCCCCTCCGAGGAGGACGACATGGCGCTGACCGACGCCGAAATCCAGAAGATCGCCGCAGCCGTCTGGAACGAGGACATCATCCCGGCCGCTCGGCCGCCGTACCAGAACAGCGACTACAAGACCAACCCCACCTGGCAGGCGAAGTACGCCGTCCAGACCAACGTGGAGGGCGCACGCACCGCCGCTGCTCAGACCGCCGGACTCCTGGCCGCCATCCAGACCCTCGCCAGCAAGCTCGGCACCGGCGCCGACACCGCGACCATCGTCACGGCCGTCCAGGAGGCCATCAAGGACGCCGTGGTCGAGGTCAAGATCTCTTCCCAGGCCCCGGCCACCGAGTAGAAAGACCGGCCATGACCACTCCCGCTCCCCAGACTCCCGTCTCCCTCGTCACCGAGGTCCGCGACAAGGCCGTCATCGAGGCGAAGGTCATCGCCTCCACGGCAGCCACCTTCGTGGTGTCCCTCGTCCTGGCGGTTCTCAACGACATCGAGGACAATCACGCCCTGCTCGGCACGTCGCTGCCCACCTGGTCCCAGTCGGTGATCATCGCGATCATCCCCACGGCGATCACCTTCGTCAGCGGCTACCTGACGCGCCACACGCCCCGTACGGGAACGGCGCAGCAGTAGGGCGACCGGGGCCCCAGGAAGCACTTCCCCGGCTTCCTGGGGCCCGTTGCTGTCCCCTCCGGGGCCAGTACCGGGAAGAGGTGGAGGTGGCAGATGCTGAAGTACGCGCACGCGCAGATCATGACGAAGGCCCTCGCCCCGCAGGACGCGAGTGCCCGGGAGCTGCGCCGTTTCGCGCACCGCCACCACTTCGACTACGAGGTGCGGCCGGGCTTCCTGTACGTGCGCTCCCGGGCCATCTCCAGCCGCTGCAACGACAACTTCGACGAGTTCCCCGCCGAAGAGCTGGAGAAGGGCTACCGCACCTTCCTGGGCAAGCCGGTCTTCGTCAACCACCACAACGACGACCACAAGCGCGCGCGCGGCGTCATCATCGACGCCGCCCTGCACAAGGACTCCAACCGGGACGGCTCTCCCGACTGGTGGATCGAGGTCCTCCACGAGGTGGACGCACTGCGCTTCCCGAAGCTCGCCCAGGAGATCCTCAACGGCAACATCGCCCGTACCTCCATGGGTTGCGACGTGGCCTTCTCCGTCTGCTCCGCCTGCGGCAACAAGGCCACTACCCCCGCTGAGTACTGCGCCCACATCCCTGCCTCCAAGGGTATGACGCTGTACCGGACCACGGCCGCCGGACACAAGGTCGGCGAGATCATCCGCGAGACCTGCTACGGCCTGAAGTTCTTCGAGAACTCCCTGCTGGTCGAGCCCCCTGCCGACCCCACCGCATACTTCCTCGGCGTGGACGACCGGGGCCTGAAGACACAGGCCGCCGTCACGGCCGCCCGGGGACTGAGCTGGGACGAGGTCGGCGAACGCCACCCCGCGATCTACGGGCAGCCGGAGTTCCACGCAGCCGCCCCCGAGGACGCCGACGGGGAGATGATCGGCTGGGCTGCCAACGATCTGGCCCACTCCACGCCGGACGACCCGGATGGCGACGAGCACTCGGTGGACGAACTGACCTTCCACCACGCGATGGTCAGCCCCCACACCATCGACCACAAGCGCCATGAGCCCGGCGACTACCGCGTCCAGCACGCCGCCGAGGGTTACCGTGACCACCCCGAGCAGATGCCGCCGGTCGTCCTCGTCCACCGACACGGCGTCTACCAGGTCGCCGACGGCCACCACCGGGCCGAGGCCGCCAAGGTCGCCGGGATGAAGAAGATCCACGCCTACGTGGCCAAGTCGCCGTTCCCCGACACCCCCAGCGGCTGGGGCGAGAGCGCGCCGTACCACGGCGCCAAGAAGACCACCTTTCCGGTCAAGCCCGGCAAGGACCCCGGCACCGTCCCCGAGGGCTCCGGGTACGCCCAGGACCGGCTGTTCGAGGCCGCGAAGAGCACCTACACCAACCCGTATGCGTCCGACGACAAGACGGCTGCTAAGGACCCGCGCTTCGCCGAGGTCGGCCTGAAGCAGGACGACGACGGCCACTACGTCACCACCCACCGGGCCCGCTCGAAGTCCTACCCGACCCCTCAAGACATCCCGCAATCCGAGGTGGACCGCATCGCCGCCACCGGCGCCGCCAAGGAGCCCTACGGCAACGTGAACTACGCCGACCCCGGCTACCAGGACGACAAGAAGAAGCGCTACCCGATCGACACCGAGGAGCACATCCGGGCGGCCTGGTCCTACATCAACCACCCGGACAACGCCTCCAAGTACCAGGGTGGCCATCTCGACTCGATCAAGAAGAAGATCAAGGGCGCGGCCGAGGAGCACGGCATCCAGATCGAGTCGCGTCTGACCCTCTCCGAGCTGATGGCCGAGGGGATCAACCAGGAAGGCGGCGAACTGCCCGCTTTCCCCTGGGACAAGGCCCCGAAGATCAATCTGCCCATGACCCAGAAGGGCTGGGACGACCCCCGGCGCAAGGACGTCTACGACGCGATGGGTGAGCGGGACCTGAAGGGTCCGCAGCCCGCCGGGCCGTACCAGGGGCTGATCGACAAGCTGCCCGACTACGCCACGCAGAAGATGACCAACCCGCACGACATCGACGCGGACACCGCCGGACGCAGCGCCATCACGCCGGACAAGTACCCCGGCGACAAGAAGGAGCAGTGGGCCCGGCACCGCTGGGACAACGTGAAGTGGCCGTCCTGGACCGACCACAACGAACGCCCCTCCACGCCCACGGAGATCGCCAACTCCAAGCAGAACATTCGCAACCGCTGGTCGAAGACCTGGAAGCGACCCCTGGCGTGTGACCACCCCGGGTGCCCGCCGTGGGAGCACGAGGGCGACCCCACTCGGCCGACCACCCCGAAGCCGTCCGGAGCGTCCGGCATCACGATGTCCAACGGACACCCTCTGGACCCCTTCGAGGAGTTCCTCGGCAACGACGAAGGCACCTCGAAGGAGGGCGCCGCCGCGACGCCGCCGGAGGACCACCCGTGGTTCAAGGAGACCGGGATCTCCCACCACAACATCGTGGACCACTGGGACCAGTCCACGCCGGAGGAGAAGGCGCAGGGCAAGCGCTGGTACCCCGACGCGCACCTGGTGGCCAAGTCCATCGCCCGCCTGGACCCGCGCATCAAGACCGAGAAGGAAGCCGCGCACAAGGGCGGCGGCGTCCTGAGCGCGTACTCCCCGCAGCAGGGTTGGTGGGCCAACCAGCACAACGCCGCGCGGGCCTTCCACGAGCAGCGGGCCGTCGGCAAGGGCGAGGGCATCATGGTCATGTCCAGCCACGCCAACGCTGCTCAGCGCATCCTCGACGGCGAGGACTCCCAGAAGGTCCTCAAGGGCCCGAAGACCGCCGACTTCGCCCACCTCATCGAGCACGGCGGCCACAAGCCCCAGAGCGACGAGGACGCGGCGGCCGGAAAGCCCAGGGAGCACTCGGACAAGGTCGTCGTGGACCGGCACGCTCTGTCCGTCGCGGCCGGGCGACGCCTGAACGCCGACGACGTCAAGGGCTTCCCCTCCCAGTCCCGCAAGCACTACGAGGTCGTCGCCAACCACTACCGCAAGGCCGCTGCCGTCATCTCCGACCGGGAGGGCCGCGAGGTGCCCCCGCACGAGGTACAGGCCGTCACGTGGCTGACCCGGCAGCGCCTGAACGCCGAGGGCGACACCAGCCCCGGTCAGAAGGGCCGCAACACCGTGCAGCGCAACCAGCGGCAGAAGTGGCAGGAGCTGTCCCGGATGCACAACCCGGACCTGCACGAGGCCGAACCGCCGAACAGCCACGTGTCCCGCAAGCTGGCGTTCGGGGAGCAGAAGGCCCCGGTAGACGTGGACACCCTGCGCGAGGACGCCTGTCCGGTGTGCGGTGACCGCGACACGTTCGACGGCGCTACCTGCCAGGTGTGCGGGTACGTCGCGCCCCCCAAGATGTTCCAGGACCCCGACCTGGAGAAGGCCCGGCAGATGGATCTGCGGAAGGACATCGCAGACTTCCAGGACCCGAACCAGCTCGGTCCCGACGGACAGCCGATGAACCCGCAGGAGCAGGTGGGACCGGCTGACCCGAGCGCCCTCGACGAGAACGGCAACCCCATCAATCCCGACGCTGCCGACCCCAACGCGCAGCCCGGTTCTCTCCCCGGTGAAGTACAGGCCGAGGTGCAGCCGGGTGACCCTGCGGGAGTCCCTGGAGATCCTTCCCAGCTCGGTCCGGATGGACAGCCGGTGGAACAGCCCAACGAGCTGGGTGCGCCGGTGGACCCGGCGATGCTCGGCCCCGACGGCCAGCCGCTTCAGCAGCCCGGCCAGCAGATGATGGTCGGGCCCGACGGAATGCCGATCGGTCCGCAGGCGCTGCCGCCTGGCGCGACCACCAGCGACGGCCAGCCGTTCACCCCGGGGCCGAACATGCCCCAGGGCCCGGGTGGCCCGGAAAGTCCCGAGGAGCCCGCAGGCCCCCAGGACCTCGACGAGGACGGCCAGATCCCCAACCCGGACGCGGGCCAGGGGGTCCCCGGTACACCGGGCGACGGAGTCCCCGACCTCCAGTGCCCGGCGTGCGGTTTCACCGTGGACGCGTCGCCGCCGGTGCCCGTGGACATGGACACTTCCGTCATGCCGCCGACGGGAGACACCTCCGACGGCGTCCAGGCAGGCGACATTTGCCCGAACTGTGGAGCCGGACAGCTCATCAGCCCTGCCGAGGGACAGGGCGACGTGCCCCTACCTGTCTGATCCGCGCCCAGCCCCGATAAGGGGTGAGGTACCCACCGCCCACGGCCTGCCGTGAGCCCGTAACCAGAGGAAGTACATCTCATGGGCAACACCCGACAGAGCGGCAACCGACCGCTCTTGCAGGCCATGGCGTCCCAGCAGGCCACCCTCAACAAGATCACTGCCCGCAACGAGGAGCTGGAGCGCCAGCTCTCCATCCAGAGCCTCCAGCTCGCCTTCGTGGCCAAGCTGGCCGGGGTGAGCAAGGAGCTGGAGGCGATCCGGCGTCAGGCCGACATCGACAACCCCGCGCAGCCGGTGCCGAACCCGCCGTCGGAGCCCGCTGCCGAGAGCACCGAGGAAGCCGTCACGCCCGAGGCGTACGACAACCCGAACCAGATCGGGCAGACTCCGGGAGCCAACCAGGGTGTCGCGGCCGAGACCACCGCGACTCCCATGGACCCGGGCGTCACGCTGCCGACCGCGCCGTACAACCAGCTCCTGAACGTCTCCGCGCCGGTGTCCGGGACTGAGACCCACACGGCGCCGGAGACCACTCGCATCGAGACCGATGTGCGCGTGGGCGACCCGATGAACCCGGAGACGGCCTTCCCGCTCAACCCCGCGTTCGGCCCCTCGCAGCAGCAGGGCACCACGCCGCCGCGTGACGGCGAGATGAGCCAGACCGCGTCCCGTAACCGCACCATGGCGTCGCTGCGACTGGCCAAGCACCGCATCACCGCCGGACTGGCCCGGGGCGACGAGTTCACGGTGGCCGCCGCGATCGAGGCCGACCTGAACCTCACCGAGCCGATGATCCGCCACGAGATCGCGACCCTCTCGCAGGTGACCAAGGCCGCCGCACGTGCGCAGCGCCCGCAGGGCCTCGTGCCGCGTTCCGCCTCGGGGGTGCAGCGCACGATGCCGTCGCTGGTCACCCAGCCCGCGCCGATCACCTCGGTCGCCGGTTCGGTGGGCGCAATCGACGAGGACGCCGAGGACATCTTCATCAACTAGCAGGACTCGCGCCGGATCGCAGCCCTCTCCCGCTACGGAGGGGGCTGCGGCATGTTCAGCCCTTCTTGAGCTTCAGGTACTTCCACGCCTTCATGAGCAGCACTGGGTCGTCCTGGAAGGACCCGAGCCCGACGTTGCAGGGACCGCAAAGGAGGCCCCGTACCTGCATGGAGTCGTGGTCGTGGTCTATGTGAAGGGTGTCTTGCTTGCCACCCTTCGTCTTGCGGGGAGGGCCCCCGCAGATGGCGCAGACGCCTCCCTGCTGGTCCAGAAGGAGCTGGTAGTCCTCGGGGGTCAGGCCGTAGTTCTTCAGTCGGAAGTAGTCCCGACGCTTCTCCCGGTTCTCCTCAGCCCACTGCTTCTGGTAGGTCGAGATCGACTCCGCGTTCTCCTGTCGGTACTTGGCGTCCGCGATCGTCTTGGTCGTCCTCCAGGAGTTCTCACATCGGTAGTTGCCCTGACCGACCTGCTTCAGCTCAACCGGTCCACAGTGAGCGCAGATGGCCGTCTTCATCTCGAAGTCCTTGTCGGACAGGCGGTGTACCCATTTCCCCATGCGGCTGATAGTACATTCTATCGAACATTAATCTCAAGTCCTGTCTTTCCTGGTGTGAGCCCACAGAGGAGGTGAGAAGGGCCCGTCTCGTATCGGACATCGAGCAGACGGCCCATATGTCCGAATAATACGAGAAGGGAGGGGTCCAAGTGCTTCGCACTAGGATGGCCACGAGTTACATCAAAAGGACCATCAGGCCCCTTTACGGTTGGACCCAGTCCACGCCGAAGAGCTGCTTCCTGGACGCCGCCTGGGACCGGTCGGTGCCGATCTGGCCCGGAATGGTTTTCATGAAGACGTCCGGCGAGAACGTGTCCCTGGTCGGCGCGACCAGCAGCATCCCCTATGGCCTCGGTGGACTGTACGTGGGCGGCGACGGCATCGACGAGCCGCTGGACGCAGGTATCAACACCTTCGCGGTGTGGGTGCTGGCGCCCGACGCGGAGTTCGAGATCCTCGCCCCGGCCTTCGACAGCACGCAGGCGTGGACCGATCCGGGCGACGGCACCGAGGTCCTGATCTACGCTGCCGCCACAGGCACCGGTCGTGGCAAGCTCGCGCTCGCCACCAACGGGTCGGTCGTGACTGCGCTCACCACGCAGCCGGTCGCCCGCCTCCTGAAGGTCAACTCCGCGACGAAGATCACCATCGGTGGACTTCGTCAGAAGTACTAGGAGCTGACGACTGATGACGACTCAGACTCTCGCCGCCACCTCGTCGCTGCGTGGCCGCGTGGCCAAGAAGAGCGACGACTACGCCGCCGCGATCCTCGCCCGCCGTGAGAAGGCCGCGCCTCTCTCGCACGAGGCGAAGGTCAAGAAGATGGCGCTCATCCTCTCCGACGAGACCAGCGGCATCCGCCGCCTGGGCGTCGGCATGGTGGGCCCCATCCAGCTCAAGCTGCGCTACCAGGGCATCACCCGCAACGTGCTCGTCGAGGACCCGGTCACCCCCGGTACCCCGGTCGAGTACGACGTGTGGGACGACCTGGGCCAGGCGTACATCATGTCGGGCACCGAGGGCGAGGTCCGCGTGACCCCGTTCGAGGGCAAGCGCGTGCCGGTGCGGTTCTTCCGCATCGCCTCCCGTCCGGCGATCCGCAAGGAGGACCTGTTCTACCTGCGTATCAACGCAGTCGAGCAGGCCCAGGACGAGACCAAGCAGGCGATCCTCAAGCAGGAGGACACCCGGCTGCTCGTGCTGCTCCAGGCGGCGCTGACGGACTACGCCACCCGGCCCGACCACACGGTCACCCCGAACCACAACATCACCGAGGCGTCGGGCTACCTCACCCCGGGGTCGCTGTACTCGGCGGTGGCGATGACCGACATGCACGAGTTGCAGTCGGCGCGCATCCTGATCAACCCGTTCGACTTCCGGGACTTGTACCGCTGGGACATCAACCAGACCGGCTGGGCCTTCAAGGACCGCGTCGTCGCAGGTGAGACCATCACCTCGTTCGGCGAGTTCCAGATCCAGCGGTCGATCATCGTCCCGCAGGGCAAGGTCTTCCTCACCCCGGAACCGAACTTCCTCGGCGTCTTCCCGGTGCTCTACTCCCTGGACGTGGAGGAGAACCACATGGTGGAGGCGTTCTGGAAGGGCTGGGTCTTCGACGAGATGGTGAACATGTCGGTGCTCAACCCGAGGGGTATCGCCACCATCACGAAGGCGTGATTTACCCATCCTCTCCAGGATAGCACACGGAGAGGATGGCTTGCAACGAAACACCCACCTCCTCTACTCTGGGGCAACCCGAGACCGAGGAGGTGGGTGTTTTCATGGCCAGGACGTCCAAGAAGGACGTGTACATGGAGCAGCTCAGAACCATGTACATCACCGAGGAGCAGTCCCTGTCGGAGATCTCCGGCGCGTTGGGACCGTCGGTACAGACTCTCTCTCGCTGGTTGCGGGAGGAGGAGATCCCCCTCCAACCGCGTCAGCGCAACCCGAACGCCGGTAGGACGGCGGAAGAGCAGGCCGAGATCAACGCTCGGGTCCGGGAGACGAAGGCCACCAAGGCGGGCGCCAAGGCGGGCGGCCGGAAGCGGCTGCCGCGTATTGAGGTCGCGTGCGAGGTCTGCAAGACCGTCTTCGAGACCAGGGCGGACAAGCCGCGTAAGACTTGTTCGCAGAAGTGCGGCCTCTGGTCGGCCAACGAGCAGAAGATAACCAGGGCTCAGGAGGAATGGGCCGCCAACCCTGCTTCGACGTGCTTGTGCGGGAAGACCATCCCGTACGCCAACCGGAACGAGTGGAAGTACTGCTCGCCGGAGTGCCGTCAGACGTACGGTCAGAAGAAGCAGGTGAACCCCGAGAACCACGTCACTTTCAACTGCCTGAACTGTGGCATCGAGGTCACTCGGTACAAGAAGTACGGCAACGGCCACAACAAGTACTGCTCCAACGCCTGCGCCCAGAAGCACACCAAGGTCAAGAAGCACTACGGCCTGGACGAGCTGGAGATCGTCTTCGACTCCTCGTACGAGGTGCTCTTCTGGGGCCTGTGCGCCTTCAACAAGATCCCCATCGAGCGGTACGACCGCGAGAAGGGCGTGGAGTGGCGTCCCGGCCTCTGGTACGCCCCGGACTTCCACATGCCGACCCTGGGCTTCGCGGTGGAGGTGAAGGGCGTCATGGACGACGAGGACCCCGAACGGTGGGACACCTACCGCCAGGAGGTGGGGTCGCTGATAGTCCTGACCGAGGCCAAGCTCCGGCAGATGATCGGCGACAGGGGCGACATGCTGAAGGCCATGTTGGTATAACGCGAAGAGCCCCTCCCCGTGAATTCGGGAAGGGGTCCTTCGTTGATCCACCTAATCCCATGGGGAGTCGATATGGTGCCCGGATTTCCGGGGCCATTTCTTCTCGAAGTTCTTCACCTGGGTCTCACTCCACAGGCGCCCCATCATGAGGGTGCGCCATGGTGTACCCAGCCGCTTGGTGGCGATCTGCTCGGCCCGCTGCTTGGTCACACCCCAGCGCGTGGCCAGCTCGGCGACCCCGAACACCTTCGCGTTCTCCAGCGCTTCGCCCACACGCTCCTGGATGAGCGCCTCGCCTCGTTCTTCCGGCGTGAGAGTTCGTGTGTCCTGATCTTCCATGCCTCCAGTTGACCACAGACGCCTTGACAGCGTCCACCCCTTCGTGCGAGTCTCACGACGCGCGAGACCGCGATGATTCCATCCGTCCCCCACGGACCCGAGTCACAGGTCGCCCTCTCGCTCCGAAGGACCCCGACCTCCATACCCCCCCCTGGTCGGGGTCCTTCCTGTTGGACCGGCTCCGACTCCGCGTAAAAGGCGAGAAGTCCTTCGCGAACGGAGATCATCATGCCCGTCGGTTCGATCG